TATCTCAGGTATAACAGGATTAGATGTAACAACAGCTCTTGGTTATACTCCGTATGATGCGGCTAATCCTGCAGGATATATAGATTCATCTGCGCTAACACCTTACTTAACATCTGCAACAGCAGCTGCTATTTATCAACCAAAATTAACTTTAACTACTACAGGAACATCAGGGGTAGCTACTTTAAGTGGTGCTACATTAAATATTCCTAATTATACAAGTAGTGTTTCAGCAATAGATACTCAACTTTTTTTAAGTAGTGGTGTATGGACAAAACCTACTGGAGCAAAATATGTAGAGGTTTATTTAGTTAGTGGTGGTGGTGGTGGTGGATCAGGCAGAAGGGGTGCAACTAATACTGCACGATATGGAGGTGGAGGTGGTTCATCAGGAGCTTTCAATATTGCTAAAATAAATGCGGACAATTTAGCTGCAACAGAAAATATTTGGATTGGTACAGGAGGAACTTCTGGCCCTGCTATAACAGTTAATGATACCAATGGTTCACCAGGAGGTACTGGGGGACTTTCATTATTTGGTGGTTCAGGTACTGCTATTACTGCAAAACTTACTACTGGAAATGGATTTGCTGGTCTTGGAGGAACCGCTGCTGCACAAAGTGGTTCTTCTATAGCAAACTCAGTTATGTTTGGAGTATTTTACAACACATCTATTTTTGCTACAGGAACACTAGGACCAGCTACTTTTTCAGGAGGTTCAACTAATTATTTATCTAGACCATTAACAGGAGGTGGGATAGGTGGAGGCCTTAGTGCAGTAAATGCAACTAATACAGGAGGTGGTGTTCTTATAACAGGTATTGCTACAACACAAACAATTGCAAGTGTTTCAACAGCATTAGCTGTAGGTAGTTCTGGAAATAATGGTAGTTTACTAACAAATAGTCCTTCAGGATTATTTTTTGCAAGTGGTGGAAGTGGTGGAAATTCTGGGAATGATACTGGTACTAGAGCTGGAGGCAGGGGTGGAAATGGAGGTCCTGGTGCAGGAGGAGGTGGAGGAGGAGCATCTGCAAATGGTGCAAACTCAGGCGCGGGCGGAACTGGAGGAAATGGTTTTTGTTTAATTATAACATACTTCTAATGATAAGAGTTGCAATAATAGTAGATGGTATTGTAGAAAATGTAATTGTAATTACTCAAGAAAATCTAGATATGTTATCAGATACAGACTATATAATATCTGATACATTAGAAATTGGAGATACCATATAAAATACTGCTTTTATAAATTTGTTATGTAAATTATTTTCATTATATTATAGATATAGTGTATGTAATTATTTATAAAAACAAAACGTCATGGATATTTTAAATTTTATTTCTTGGATTAAAGCTGGTAACTACAGAGAGAATCTTCCAACAGATGTTCCAAACTTATTAGCAGTTGGAGCGAAAGACCCTAGTAGAGATGATAGCTGGTTACCACTTGCGGTAAATGCAGCTCCTCTACAATCATTGTATGATAACGGTACTGTAACACAAGCAACATCTATCACTACTGCGGTAACTCTTAACACATTCAATGGTGTTATTACTACAGTATCATCTACTCTTGCTGCAAATGCAACTACATTCTTTACAGTAAATAACTCTAATGTTACTGCTGCTTCTAGAATTTTAGTAACTGCACAGTATGATGAAGCTGCAACAGGTATTGTTGTATTGAGTGTATCAGATATTGCTGCTGGTTCTTTTAAAGTTGTGATCTCAAATGGTGGTAACGCTGCATTAAACAATGTAGTGAGAGTTCACTTTATGATCCTTAACTAAGAATGTTAAATAATCTCTTTAATATATTTAACCTCATCAAAACCAGGATGGTGAAAACTGTCCTGGAAACTGATGACCTATTTGTCGTTGGTACAAGAGATGGTAAATATGATGGAGATTATAAACCTACAGTAGTTCCAGTTAATGTTGTTGCTGCAGGATTGGCTCCATTTTTACCACCAGCATCAACAGGTTTATTTACTCAAATTGCAAATGGGCCTACAGTAACTAATACAGTAACTGAATCAACAATAATAGGAGTTGGTTTAGGGTCATTATCAGTTCCAGCAAATATTTTTCAAGTTGGGGATAGTTTTAGAGTAAATGTGGTTGGGCACATATCTGCAAAAAATAATGATACGTTAAGACTTAGATTAAAAAGTGGCACTATACTTTTAGCAGATACTGGTGTAATTACAATGCCATCAATAACATCAAAACATTATGAGATTAGTGTAAATTTTACAATTAGATCAATTGGAGCTGCAGGTACTGCGTCTATTGCATCTGGTGGGCAGTTTACTTATTCTAAAAATGCATCTAATGCTTTTGAAGGTGCAGATTTTAGTATAGTTAATAATACTACATTTGATACAACTATATTAAATACATTAAATATTACAGCAGAATGGGGTGCAGCAGATCCATTAAATACAATATACTCAGAGATATTAACTTTATATAAAACATATTAATCATGTCAATAGGCAATTTAAAAACATACGGTAATAAGGGAAATAACTTTCCTTTTCAATTAGGTGTATTAGAAGGATTACAAAAAATATTTGATATTCTTTTTGGTACTTTAAATGCGCAACAGAAAATACCCAACTACTTATATGAACTTGGTGCTGGGATGACTCCCATGGATGTATATAGTTTTTCTATTGCTAATGTTGGAACAGCAGTAGGAATTGTAGATGGTCAACCTTTTCCAGCCGGAGCAACAATTAATTATGATGCTGGTGCATTAAATAATACATTGAAACCAATAACATATGATGCTACGGGAACTAGATATTTAATAACTTGGATATCATAATATTATGAGTACTTTAATTACATTGAGTGGAAATAATAATCCACAAGTTTATGTTACAACAGGAATACCAGTAGCTACAACTATTGCTGAAACAGAAAGTGCAATTATAAGAATACCAGGAAATACATTGCAACCAGATGATATGATTTCTGTTAGAGCTAAAGCTCATAAACTTGTTAGTGGTGTTTTTGCAAGTTTGTCAACTTTGAGAGTATATCATAATAATGCTCCAAATTTAATAGGTGCAACTTTAATTGCAACATCAGGTAGTATAGATGGTGCTAATAACTTACAATCTTTTTATAGAGAGTTCATAATTAATGGAAGTAACTTATACTATATAGATCCTGTAACTTCTCAGCAGGCAGAAGATCTTGCTTCTATAAATTCATCAAACTCATTTATAGACTTAACTAATGATTTATTTTTAGTATTTAGTATTGAAAATGCAGATCTAGGAGATGTATGTAATTGGGTTAAATGTGTAGCATCAATATATAGATAATGAAAAAGTTATTCCTATGTTCTTTATTACTAGTATTTGTTACTTCTTGTTCACTAGAAAGAAGATTAGAAAAATACTGTCCGCTATGTACACAAAAAGATAGTACGGTATATATAACTCAAATTAGAGATACTACAATTAAGATCCCAGGAGAAACTGTATATATAGAAGATACATTATTCTGTGATTCATTAGGTAATGTATATGCTTCTAGACTAGCTGAGAAAGATGGTACTATTATCAAACTACAATCTAGAGTAAGAGATAATAAATACAAAGTAATTGCCCGTGTAGATACTGTATACAAGACAGTTAAAGGCAATACAATTTACAAAACCAAACTTGTAACGAAAACTCAAAAGCCACAAAAAATAAAATATATCCCGGGTTGGGTCAACTTCCTAGCATGGTTAGGCGGAATATGGTTAATAATTATTATATTATATATTATATACCGTCTGATTAAAGCTCAAATACCTACAATATGAGAACAAATATAACACTGGCAGTTTTGACAATTTCATCTTTCTTCGCACCTATCCAGTTAATGGCAATAGTTTTAATGTTTATAATCTTTGTAGATACAGTTGTTAAATTGATATCACTTAGAAAAATAGCTAAAGAAACTAATAGAAAATACAGAGATATATTTAAATCTAGAATTCTTAGACAAGGATATGTCTACAAAGCTCTAGGTTATTATATTACTGCGGGTGTTGTCTTCCCGTTAGACTATTATGCACTTACTCCATTTATCAATGGATTACTAAAGTTTTTAAACTTTGATTTTGTAATTGCTGTTCCGGCAATACTTACAAATATTCTACTTGGTATATTCTCAATTATAGAACTAGCTTCAATCAATGAAAACTGGTTTGATATTACAGGTAACAATGTACTTAATAAAACATGTGATACTGTAAAGAAACTTAGAAAAGGCTTAAAAGAAGCATCAGATACCTACAAAGACATCAAGAACTAATGAAACTAGATATTAGTAAAATAGTACAAGCGAGATTAGACTCAGATCAGTTCTATGCTGAAGAGTCTAAGAAGACACAAATCTATCTGCATCATACAGCAGGTGGAGGCAATGCAGTAGCTGTATCACGGTACTGGAATAGTAATGATACAAGAATAGCAACTGCATTTGTTATTGGAGAGAATGGAGACATTGTACAATGCTTTTCATCTAAACATTGGGCTTGGCACTTGGGTATTGATTCAGAAGACTTTACTAAGAATGGTGCAAAGTATCAGAACCTTAATAAACTTTCTGTAGGTATTGAGGTATGTAACTGGGGACCATTAAAACTTCGCAATGGTAAATACTATAACTATGTAAATGGTGTAGTTAAACCTGAGAATGTTACAACACTAGAAACACCATTTAAAGGTACCAAATATTGGTACAAATATTCAGATGCACAGATAGAATCTTTAAGACAATTGGTAGAGTATTTATGTGAGACATATGATATTCCTAAAACTTATAGATCAGAAATCTGGGCTATTGATAAGGAAGCATTCAAAGGAGTACCTGGAATCTATACACATAACTCTGTAAGAAAGGACAAGAGTGATATGTATCCAGATCCTAAAGTAATAGAAATGTTAAAAAACCTATAATATGAAATTTAGAAACTCTTGGAAATCTTGTAATAAACAATGGGATAAAATAATGATTAGAATAAGATTATCATCATTAGATATATTCACATTTGAAATGGACATATCAAGAAACTTTTATCTACTTACAATATTGAATTTGACTATTAAGAATAGATAATATTATTTAATCTTCTCTAAGTAACATGATCCAGGTATGTAGTATGCCTGGATTTTTTATTTAAACTTGTTTTATTTAAACTTATTTTATATATATTTGTGTAAACTAATATAAATTAATATCTTATGGAAACAAACCAACAACCAGAAATGGAGATGACTCCAGAACAATTAGCTGAGCAAAAAGAAAAAATGCTTGAGTTTTATAGAGAGTCAATGCCTTACCTTAGAGCTCAATTAGATTATGAAGACATGTTATTGAAGATTGATGAGGTAAGATTTAAAAGAACAAATATTCAGTATCAGTTTGCTATGATGGCAAATCCTCCACAGGAAGAAGATGATCAAGAAGAAGAAGCATCTGAACCAGTTAAATCTGAGGGAAGAAAGCTTAAAAGAGGATAATCATGGCTCTAGTAAATCAAGTACAGAAGCGTGTAAAAATGCCTAAGTGGGATATTGTGAAGTTTCAGATTCTCACGCACTGCTACATTAAGAGAATTAATCTTAGTGATTCTGATCTTAATTGCTTGACTTTACTAAGTTTCAATGAACCAATAGAATTAACAGACTTTTGTTATGATGCATCTTCAGAAGAAGAGCCAATCTTTAAATCACCACAGACTGTAAGAAACAGTATTAATAAAGCTGAGAAAAATAGTTTAGTGATAAAAGATGCATCTAACAAAAAGTTAATTAAACTAAATCCTAATTTAAAGATACAAACAGAAGGAACTATACTTTTAGATTATAAATTTTTAGGAGATGAATCCAAAGAAAGTTAAAAAAATCTATGAAGCAGTTGCGGAAGATTTAAATTTAAATAAAGATTTAGTAGAAGACTTAGTAGAGTTTTATTATAAAGATGTAAGA